TTCGTGGACAGCTGCGACGGCATCTTCTCCGACACGATGAGGGGCCGGCCCATGAGCTGGTAGTTCTGCCCGTCGCCGCGGCTGCCGCCGGGGGTGTCCTGGGAGGACATGTTGTTCAGCCAGAGCGGCGGCGCGACGGCGGTGGTGCTTGCAGCAGGTTCGGTGGCGGCCTGCTGCAGCAGGTCGGCGATGACATCGGGGGAGCAGATCCACACCGCCCGGTTCAGGCTGGACGGCCACATCCGGGAGTACATCGCGGCGATGTCGATGTACCGGACGTGGTTGGCGGTGCCCTTGGTGACCGTGATGGCGGCGGGGGAGTTCAGGAAGCCCTGCGGCTCGCCCACGCCGGTGCCGGTGGTCGCGGAGCCGATGAACGCCACGTCCTCGAACCATGCGATCGCCTTGGGGAAGAACATGTTGAACCAGGTGTCCAGCGGCGTCACGGAATCCTGGAGGAGCTCGTTCGGGATCGTGGTGTACGCGGTGAGCTTCTTGGCTTCCAGGACGACCCGGGAGAACGACGGCGCCGACGCGGTGAGCGCCGCACCCTCCTCCGTCCAGTAGCCGACGACCCCGCCGTACACCGAACTGGAGTGGCTGGTGTCGTCGATCGCGGGCAGCGGCACCCGGAGGCTGTCCATCGGGATGACCTGCGCCCGCGGCCGGACCACGGCCTCTTCCAGCGCCACCATCAGGATCTCGGAGCGGAGCACCTCCGGGACCAGGAACCCGCCTTCAGCCGGGATCCGCTCGGACAGGGCGTTGTGGAGGCGGACCTTGTAATTCTGGTACTTGTTGATCTGCTCGATATCGCCGCGCTTCTCCGCCTGCCGCTCACCCATGTAAACGGCGTGGATGAACGCGCCGAGGGACTCGCTGTACTCCTCGTCGTCCACGCTGGCGCCCAGGGCGCGCGGGTTGAACAGGCCCTGCTTCTTGATCTGATCCGCGGCGTCGGACATCCTAGAGCGGCGCACCGCAGCCTGCGCGCGGGCGTCCCGTCCGCCCAGCGACTGGCCCGCGCCGGGCTTCCACCCGTCCTTGGGCCGCATCCCCTGCGCTTCCCAGTCCTGCAGGACCTGCTGCGTGCCGAGCTGCATCTGCTCGCGCATCTGCGCGCCGAGCTCAGCCTTCGTGTTCCCCATCGCGGCCTTGATGTAGGCCTGGGTGAAGTCCGCGAACTGGCCGCCGGCGAGGATGTCGGTCAGCCGGGAGTCATCGTTGAGGAGTTCCTCGAGCTGATCCGAGGTCTCCGGGATGGCCACTTGGCCTTTCATTCAGTCGCTCCTCTCAGAGCTGCTCGGATCTGCTCCAGGTCGATCCCGGTGAGATCGTTGTGCGAGTGGTTCCCTGCGTCTTCGTCTGCGCCGCCGTCGTCGAGGTGGGCCTGCAGGTGTTTCTGCACCCCGGCGCGGTCGCTGTCGGGGATGCTGGCGCCGGACAGGCGGGCGAGGCCGTTCCGGCACGCGGCGAGGTTGGCGGGGCCGCCCTTCGCGGTGTGGTGCGGGAACTTGTAGGAGGCTTTCTTGTCGTCGGCGTCGCCGTCCGGGTCGTCGCCGGTGCCGTCGTCGGACGCCGAGTCCTGCCAGGCGTGGCAGTAGCGGAGCACGCTCGCGTCGTTCGGCATCGCGGCGACCGCGGCGGGGCCGTCCCACGGCTTGTCAACCGTCGCGGTGTGGTGGGCGGGGAGCGCCTCGTTGGCCAGCGGCATCGACTCGATCCCCAGCACCCGAGGCTTGGCGTCGAGGATGACGACCCGGCCGCGGTTCGCCGGGATGCCGCCGCACGCGCAGTCCGGGCCGCACATCTGGCAGCACGCACCCTGCGTCTCACCGAAGATGTGCGGGCCGCCGCGGTCCTGCGTCCCGGCGTGGGAATGGTCGTGGTCCGCGTCGCCGTCGTGGCCGTGGTCGTGCGCGTGGGTCGAGTCGTCACCCTGCGACCCGAAAGCCGGATGCGCGTGGGCGTGACTGCCGGACATCGGGGCGTGGTTCCCGTCCGCGTCGACGATCACCGGGGCTTTCGCCTGCGGCAGGGTGCGGAGCCGCGCCGCGATCCGTCCCGGGACGGTCGAGAACGCCGCCAGGTCCATCCCCGCGGGCAGTTCCGCCTCCCCGTCACCCACCCGGTCCGCGAGGCCCGCTGCGACGGCTTCCTCGGCGGTGTACCAGGTTTCCTCCCGCATAGCGTCCCGCCACGACGCGTCAGAACCACCCGCCCGGGACGCGTAGATCCCCGCGATGTTGTCGCTTACCGACCCGAGCGTCAAGGCCATCTTCGCCATCTCCGCGGCGTTCCCGACACACGCGCCGAACGCGTCATGGATCATCAGCATGCTGCCGGGCTGCACGACGCGTTCCTGGCCGGCCTGCGCGATCACCGACGCGATCGACGCGGCCAGGCCGTCCACGACCGTGGTCACCGGACCCTTATGGTTCCTGATCGAATTGCCGATGCTGATCCCGTCGAACACATCCCCGCCGCCCGAGTTCACGTGAACCTCGAGCGCGCCTTTCACGTCGCGGAGCTGCGCGGCGAAGTTCTTCGCGGTCAGCCCCTCGGAAAACCAGCCGCCCTCGCCGATATCGTCGTACACGTCGACGCGGGTCACGCCGCTGTCCTGGGCGCGGATCCGGGCCCTGATGGGGTAGGTCTGCTGCGTCATTTCACTCCCGCGAGGCGGTTCCAGGCGGCCATCTGCCGCCGCAGCACGTTTTCCGGGGTCGGCTTGCTCTCGTCGTCTTCCTCGTCACCGGCAGCGGTCTTGACCGCGGGCTTAGCTGCTGCGGGGGCCGGTGCCGGAGGCGGCAGGCCGAGCGTCCACCGCGGCGGCAGCGCCGGCTCAGACGTCAGGTTCAGCGCCACCGCCATGTCCGGCAGGCCGACGACCGTCAGCACGTCACTCTGGTCGTATCCGGCGGTCACCAAGGTCAGGGCCGCGTTGGACTTCGCGGTCAGTTCGAGGGCATCCTGCTCACGGTTCAGCGGCGTCGGATAAATGTAATCAAATTCAACGCCGGTCCCCGACGAGCTGAATAGCGGCAGCAATTGCGAATTCAGGACGTCCCGCCACCGGTCCAGCCTGGGCGCGACCTTCCAGCTAGCAAAGACCTCTTCGCCGGTCTGCGCATTCGCCCTGTTTACATCGTCGGTCACTCCGGTCATGACTTTATGCATGCCCAGAGCTTCCCTGATCGTGTCGGCCATGATGGTACGCAGGCCGCCAAAATCCATATCTTTGATCGAATGACCGTTGGGCACCCAGGTGGCCCCCGCTTCGAGCACCGCAATTCGATGCGACCGCGCAACACCCCTATGCGTATCGCGCCACCTATCGACCAGTTGATTAAATTCTTCATCATCCAGTTCATGGTCGACCTGGATAATGCCACCCGGCTCGGCGCTGTTTATGAAGTAGTTGCGATTCCACTCCGACGCGTACCGGGCCGCCTCGATGTCAGTCAGCACGCTGTGGATCGGGCCGACCCCGCCGTACGGGTCCTCGGGGTCCGGGTACCGGTTGAAGATCACGTCGATGGGGCGGAGCGGGATCTTCTCCTTGCCATCCGGTGACGTGTAGATGTACCCGGCGAGGTAGTTGTTCTTATCCGGCACCGGCACGATCCGGTCCGGGCGCACCGGCCACAGCCCCAGCGGGATGGAAGCGTCATTGCCGCCCCGGTCGACCACCCAGTACGACTTCCCGGTGACCTCCATCCAGATCCCGGAGATCTCGAACAGCGAGAACCGCGTCCACGCCGGGATCTTCACCCCGGCCGACTGGATCACCGCCGGGTTGTTCAGGCAGTTCAAAGCGGCATGCTGGACAACCTCGGTGCGCTGGTCGGATCCCTGGTCGTGGGTCGAATAGCGGCGCCGGCCGTCCATCGGCGCGGTGCGGAACAGCTTCCACGTCGGCCCCGCCGCAGCGCTGGCGAGCAGGGAGACGTTCGCGAACGTCGTCCCGTTGCTCTTGAACGCCTTGATCAGCGTCAGGTCCACATTCGCGCCCGCAGCGGTCCCCGGCAGGTACGCGATCGTCCCGGAACCCATCGGGACAGGCGTAGCATTACGCGCCCGCAGCGCCTTCCCGATCAGCGACGGCATCCTAGCCGCGGATCTTCCACTCGACCAGCAGCAACGACACGCCCAGGACGATCCACCCCGCCACAGCCGAAGCCCGGAAGCACCCGAGGTCG